CCAACAACAGCACCTAGGGCACCAACGTCAGTTGTGTTAACGCCAATAATTTGATCTCCAAGATCATCAATTACACAAACTTTTAGGTTGTTTGCCCATGAACCTGGGTTTTTCGCTGCAAAAGTAAAGTTGTTTCCTTCAGAATGATTATTAGTATAATCATCATAGTTGTCAATCTTTAATGCCGATGTGCTAGCTGCACCTACACCAGCGTTAGCATTATTTAATGTTGAACCACCGGTTCTAACAACTTTAAGTACTCCACCGTATGAAAGGAAAGATGAAGCACTCATCCAGTACTCATACTGGGAGTCTGTTGAAAGTGGTTTTCCAAATGTGTTGATTAAGTCTTGCTCAGTAGCAATATCAATTGGGTAATCAACAGGTCCGATTGGGAAAGGTCCAGCAATCGCACCGATGTTATCTAAAACATTATCAGCTCTTCCTACTGTTAAGTCAACCTCTCTGACGAGAACGCCTGGAGATAATTGAGGAGTCGCCATGTTTTTCTCCGTAAATCTCAGTTTAACTGAAAATATTTATTAAAAAATGTATTTTCGTGGGGGAAACTGTGGGTGAACCTCACCAATCAGGATATTCCCATTTATCTAAAACATTAGATATTATTCTACTCGCAATTATTCTTTTTTTAGTACAATCTTTACATTCATAAGAATAAGATGATGATACTAAACCTCTGTTTTTATGAGTTCTGTAAAAACTGTCTAATAAGTTTTTAGTTTCACCACAAACTCTACATTTTCTATCAACCAAAAATAAATGACTTAATTGTATTTGTTCGTCTATTTCCATTAAGTAAGATACTCCCACATATAAGCACGATCTCCATACTCATCCGTGAACCATCTGTCACCATCAACATCTACAAAACTATTTTCATCAAGACCATCTGATATAAAACCAAATGGGGACATATCTTGCTCTATTTGATTTTTTTGTTCTTCATATAACCTTTTTCTAACATCTTGATCTGTAAGTTCTTTGAAATAGTCTTGGGCAACTAACCAAGCATATATTACCAGACACATAGCAAGATCGTCGTTACATCCTTCTTCTGCTTCAAATGAATTGTGTTTTTGAATAAAGGTAGTTAACTCACTAATGATTTCATAATCATTAATGTAAAGTTTATCCTCCTCAATCATGGTTTTGAGGTTTAGGCATCCGACTTTTTTGACAGTCTTTGACATTTTGACACCTAATTGCGTTTTCTTCCCAGAAAATCCCTGACCAACAATTTGGCCAGCACGCCCTCTCATAGAACACATAAGAAGATTTTTATACTCTAAATCATATTGAAGAATACTTGCAACTTGATCCCCAATATCATTAACTTCACATAATATAAAAGCATCATTATAACTAGTTGCTACTTCATGTATTATGCTTGGAAAAAGCATGGGTTTTATTTCATTATTTCTATATTTGGCAACTACTTTATGTGGAAATTCTGTAATGTCCACAACAGCAAATGCTGAGTAATCATTTCCAACACCTCTGGCAACATCAACTGTTAAAACATAGTCATGATTTTCTTGAGGATCGACATAAACATCTAGTCCAGCATTTTTAGTTTTTGGATGATCATAAACTAAGTTTCTAAGTTTGCTTGGTGCTATCAAGGTATCTACAGAACCAAGAAATTCGCATTCAAATTCTACTTTAAACTGTTGCTCTGATGTATTTGCAATTGTTTGTTTTTTCCATTCATCATCTCTACCGGGAACTTCACTCCAGTGAACATCAGTAAAAACATATTCATTTTTACATTTTTCCGCATCATGCCACATTCGGTAGAAATGATTCATACCATGCGGTGTTGATACGATAATTACTTTTGTGTTCTTACCTGAAGTAATAGTAGGATAAACAGATGCAAAGAAGGAATCTGCAATATGATTAGGGACGAAAGCAAATTCATCTAAGAAGAGGATATTAAATGACATGCCTCGGACAGCACTTGCAGACGTAGAAGCAGCCAGGATCTTTGATCCATTTTCTAATTCTAAAGAACCTTTATTCCAAGACACAATTCCCTGCTGCATCCATTTAGGTAAATTCTCATAAGCAGTTTGCAATCTATCCAAAAGTTCGCGTGCAGTTGCTGCTTTGTTTGCTAGAATACCAATATTAACATTATCGTTGAATACTGCATAATGCAACAGGAAAGATACCACAGTAGTTGATTTACCAGTCTGTCTTGGCATCTTACAGATATTAAATCTGTGATTATGAAAATTATTAATTAATTTTTCTTGAAAGTGATATGGTTTAAAAGTTTGTAAACCATGGTCTAGGGTTACGATTTTGACATAATTATTTGCAAAGTAAACCGGATCATCTTTACACTTTACAAATTCTAAGATTTGCTCTTGTGTAAATTCAATAGGAGTATTGGCTTTTTTTAGTAATGGATTACCAAGATATACATCATTTGACATAACAAAACCTCAAATTAATTACAATTCCAACGACGAAGTGCCTTATTGATATTGCTATCCGGATCCCTTGAAGTCTTTGCTGATGTTAGTTTTGACTTCATACCTTTCATTCTGCGGCAAAAAGATTTGCGACGTTCTGCTCTTTTGCCTGATGGATTTTTTTCTGTAACTGCAGTCTGAAGTTTTGAACCTGGATTTTCTCTGCGATATGCATTTACTGCCTTTTGACTTAATCCCGCAGTTTTATCTTGACGATTTACTTTCTGCCAGTCTTCATCAACCTCCACTTGTTCGCCCATAGGTTTAACATAGTTTTTATTTGGACCTAGTTTTGCAGCATTTCCTCCTTGAAATCCTGGTTGAATTAATGGTTGACCTGGTTGAAATTCTGAAACTGCATGATATAAAATATTGCATCCTGGATAAACTTTTTGTAATTCATCCATTATTTCTTTTCTAGTTGGAAGTTTTGTCTGAGGAAAAAACATTTTAAGTGAATAATATTTTCCTCTCCAAGAAAGTGTAACAGCAACAACATTACCTGTTTGTGCTTGAAGACGGGTTACTTCATCTATTTGAGACTTAAATCCTTTTATTGGTTCTGGGTTAATCAAATCAATAACTTCTGCAAAAGTATTACCATTTGCATCTTCTATAGTTTGTTCGGGAACACAGTTTGGTACTATTTTTTTACCTTTTTTCTTCATACCAACTTGTTTATACCCAGACCAGCAAGATTCTTCCATCTCCCCACCTGCAACATAATCTGCTGCAGTATCAATATAGTCTGCTGCTTTAGTAATCTTTGATTGGACCCATGCCTCTAGATTCCCCTCACCATTTTCTACCTTTGCTTTGAGTCTCTTAACAGCATCAACGATAGTACTCAACTCAGAACGTGCCATCGAATACTCTTCATCCTTTACAGAAACTTTATCCCAAGCTTTTTCTCCGTATGCACATTCCGATCTTGTTTCTCTTTTTTTGCATAAAGGGCAATATCTTTCTTCTTCTTGCATATGCGTTTCCTCAGATTTAGTTCCCCAATTTGCAGCACCAACTTTGCGGCATTTAACTAATGCTCCAGAAGCATAAGCACTTGGCCAAACACTATATCTGGACTTTACTTTATTGTAACAGGCATCCTTCTTGCCACTTCCTTTGCCTGGTTTGTCTTTGACTTCTTGTAAATCCATTTCTTCAGTTCTTACGTTAGTGGGTTTTGCACCGCCAGTTTTTTGGGGTTGATTTGGATCTTGAATATTTTTTCTACGTCTTGCCGCCTCCTCTTCATCTTTTGATAATGATCTCTTCATTTTTGAACTTCCACACTTAGGAGTAGAAGTTTGACCTGGTTGCCTAGCGCATGGTTTTCCAGCCCACTTTCCACCCAATTGAACCCATCCTTTTTTGCCATCAGATGATTTTGATTTATTAAACCAGTCGTGAAGACCTTGATCTCCGGATTTAGTTTCTTCCCTTAAATTTTTAATCCATTCATCTGGTGTTTTATCATTCTTATTTACAAAAGCATCATGAAGATTTTTTGCAGTCATATCATGCTTTTTCATAATAACACGCATTAATTTATCAATCGAATCATAAGAAATATCATCTAACTTGCTTAAACCAGATTCAAGTTCCTTAACTGCATTATCTTCACATCCACAATTCTCTTTTACCGTTTTAGATTTATTGTAACTTTTTTTGGCAGCATCTTCCATTTTTTTCAAGCGAGTATAATAATCAGGAATTTCGCCTAAATGTTGAAGAGCAATATCTCTAGCAAGATCATGATCTTTAGTGTGTTCATGTTCAATAGGTTCTCCCATATCAAGTTGCTTTTGTATGAAAGAAACATCCACACCATGCTTCTTGGCAATCTGCTGTACAGTTTTATGGGTCTTGATTTGGGGCATTACTCAATTGGTTTTGATTTAGTTTCTTCACCTCTTGCTCTCTTCTTCCTTGCTGCACAATGTGCTTTTTGGGAAAACCCTTTTGGATTTGAGCAATTAATACTCTTTTTATATTTATTACTCCACTCTTCTTGAAATTCTTTGAATGATTTCATTTATAGATCGACACTTGTATATACTATTTTAAAAGTAGTCAAATTTGATGATGCCGGATATCCAATTAATCTAAACTGTCCAGCATTTACATCTACATCAAAAGTTGATACATCTATATTATTTTTCATAGACCCATACTCAACTATGAAAGCATTTGTGCCATCATGAAATGCTGATATATTTGTTGTACTATAGTTAGAACCTTCAGTCACTTGAATCTGATATTTTACAGATCTATACGCACTTGCACTTAAAGATATAAGCGCAGTTGGACTTGTTGTGCTGGTAGTTACAATTCCGGATTGTATATTACCACTATCCATATCTAAGAATCTTGGTTGTGATGCTGACCCTATGATGTATGGCATCAGTTTATCTCCTTAAGCATTTGCTGTTTCCAAAATACTTAAAATAAGTTTTAGGGAATTATTTGAACTGCCGATTATCTTTATTGAATCTGATGTCTCCAATACTAACTTTCCATTCATAGGAACAAGAGCATCATTTGTCGGAACGGCACCATTTTTAATTATCTCCGTACCATATCCACCCCTATCATGTTTCATAGTAACAGTTTCTGAATTTGATCCAACATTTGCTATATGAGCATATAAAACAATTGAGGTATAGCCTGTTGGTGCCGTATATGCAGTCTGCTCAGAATTTGTTACCTCAAGAGTTACCGTCTTAAAATTGTTAAGTGCTAACTGTGCCATACTATGTTAATGCTAAGATAAAGGGGGTCATTTGATTGAATAAACTTCTTGTGAACGCTCTACCACTTATTGTTCCGTTATTTTGATTAATTACAATATCATTACCTATCCTAAAGTTTCCTGCTTGGTCTGTGCTAGTAAATACCACTCTTCCACCATTTCTACTAACTACTTCATTTTCTTGGATCGGAACTCCACCCCTCAGTGGAGTTGCTGATGCAATGTCATTACCCGCTCCAACATATTCAAATGTGTGGGAACTAGCTGTTATTCTACTTACTTGATAGAAGTAGGCAGTTATCCCAATACCAATTGTATTATTTAAATTTTCATCTAATGTTATAGTGGTAATTCCAGAGGATACTGGAGTTGAACTATTTATTGTATAATAAATTGGAGATATGTTTGCAGATGCTGTTGCAGTTGTTCCGGAGTCTGGTGCTGATATTGTAATTGAAGGTGCATCTAAGTATTGTGATCCACTAGAAATAATGGTAATTTCAGAAACCCTATCTCCATCTAAGGTTGCAAATGCTGTTGCAGTAGATCCATTAGGACCAGTAGGTGTACCAATCGTTACGGATGGCGTGGAAACATATCCACTACCACCATTAGTAACTGTAATATTTTCTATTGTATAGTATAGAGTGTCAAAATATAAAACTTGCCCTTCATAAGGTCTGGTTGATGTGTTAATTGCAACAGTAACTAAATTAGTTCCTACTGATGCACTTGAAGTGACAATACCTGTAAATTGTAAATCACTTATACCTTCAGCAACTAATCCATAGGTTCCAAAATTACTATTGCTGTTCGTAATTGAACACTGTCCACCTTTATATGCAGAAATTGCTTCATTACAACATATAGTAAAAACACTCACGAGTTGGGCATAACCATTATTGGTAATAGCAATACCAACTCCACCTTGATTGTACTGAGTGTAACTATCAACAACCATGGATTTTAATCCTTCGGCTAAATTACCATCAATTCTCATGCCAGTACCAGTAGTTGTATTACTAGTACAATTCTGAATGTAAGGACTTTCCCAACTTCCACCACCAACATTAGATGCGATGGATGGGGGGAAAGCAATTGCAGCAGCTGGTGATACGTGCCCAACAAAAGTCATATTACTAATATATGAACCCTTGTTTACATAAAAAATATCTTGAGTAGAATTGTTTGGAACAACAGTTACTGTTTTTAAATTATCTCCAACAATAGAAACGAATGAAGGAACTTCAATAGGATTATTTTCATTATATGTTCCAGATAAAACTTTGATAGTTGTTCCTGTTTGAGCTATTGCTATTGCTCCTGCAATTGTTGATTTTGCATTATCAATAGATGTTCCATTTTTAGAATCATTTCCATCCTTTGCCACATAAATTACATTTGGGGCAGAGTTAATACCTGTTGCGGTGCTATTGATTGTTACATTATCGCCTATTGTAACAGAAGATCCTGTAATTAAAACGTTACCAGCTGTTATTGTATTATTATCGCCATCAATTGTTACTGATGATCTACCAACAGTAAGAATACCAACAACTCTTGCACTACCATCAACATATAATGCAGTTTCTCCAATACCTACTGTTACAGTTCCTATTCCATTACTAGATCCTAGAGTTGTAATACCTATTACTGAAAGATTTCTTCCAACTCTAATATCTTGTCTAGCTGTTATAATGCCTAGAGAGTCTACATTTGTTACATCATCATAAGTTACAGTTCCTGCTACGGAAATATTTCCAGAAATAAAAGCATCGCCTTGTACGTATAATTTATAATCTTCACTTGATGTAATTCCTATACCAACATTAGATAATGTATGAATTCCTGATGTAGTTGCTGTCCAATAACTTTCTCCTCCTCCACCACCACCAGATACATCAGAACCTACCCATTTTCCCAATAAAGCATCATACTTTAAAAATTTATTGTTTATCTTAGCGGTGTCACGATCAATATCATCAAGAAACTCAAGACGAGTCTCACCTCCTCCACCAATAGTAGCAAGTTGTTGCTGGATACGATTAATGAAAAGTTTATAATGATTTTGAAGATCATCTAAAGTTGCAAAGTTTTGATCTAAGGGAATAAGAGGATCAACACTTTCACTTATAAGAGGAACTTCTTTAAGTTTTTCTATTTCTTTATGGATATTTTGAATATCACCAGACCAATCTATTTGCTCTGGAATATTAATATTCTCAACAAATTTTTGAATTTGGTAAATGTCTTTTTTTACTTTTTCAAGAGTATCATTTACCTCAAAAATCTCTGTATCATAATACTTAACTTCAGGAACTTCTGAAACTTTATGTTTTACATCTTCAATTATCTCCCCTAGGTTTTGGATCTTGTTATCCAAGTTGGGGATCTTATCTTCTACATTTTTAATTGACTCATTTAATTTATCAATGTGAGAATCATAATGTTTAATCTCAGGAAGATCATTCAGTCTACTTTCTATGTCTTTAATTGACTCTTCTAATTGATAAATTTCATTTTCGTAATAACGAACTTCTGGAAGTTTTGTAATACTACATTTAACTTCTTCAATCTTTTCAATAAGACTGCTTAATTCTTCATCATAATATTTGATCTCAGGAATTTCGGAGAGGGAACCCCTGACAGTTTCAATCTCCTCTTGAAGTTCTCTGAGTTCGTTGTCATAATATTTAACTTCCGGTAATTCAGATAGTTGTACTTTGAGTTGTTCTACCTTCTTTTGAAAATATTCTTTGATAGAATCAATATATTCATGAGTCTCTTTAGGATCTAATATCTCCAAATGATAAAGTTTATCAATATCTTCTAAAACTTGTTTGAGAGCAAGTTCTACATCTACTTTATTCTTGTTCTCAAGATCCTGGAGTTGATCTAATCTTTCGTTAATAATTTGTAGGTCAGATTCATAATAACGAATATCGAGAGAATCTAGTTTCTCAAAAATAGATTGAATTTCGTCATCATAATATTTTACTTTAGGAACCTTTGGAATACTCTTTTTAATCTCTTTAATTACTGTATTGACTTGAGAGATTTCCTCATCATAAAACTTAGGTTCTTTGATATTCGCAGAGACTTCTTCAATTTTTTCTTGAAGAACTTCAATCAAATCTTTTGGTTTTTCTTTAATCTCTATTTCTATTATTTCTTCTTCTACTGGGTTTGGTTTGGGGTCTAGTAAATCGCTTGGAGATAAAAATCTCTTAGGTTTTTGGTTTTTATTTTCATCTTCCAATTTGGCTGCACGAATTTTTGCCTCTTCCTGCTGCTGAGTACGAAATTCTATTAATTCTGATGGAGATAGTACCTTTTTCCTCATATTTTAAAGTTACCTTTATATCAATAATTTCGTACTTGTATATAAGTATATTTATTTTAGATTAAAATCACTCATTATCTAAAGTCTGATTTTTTAATAATTTAGCCAACTCTGCAGTAGATCCAACAAATAAAGCATTCGTAACATTTGTTGGACTTTTTGCGATTTTATTTTCCTCAATATCTTTTAACTTTTTCTGTAAATCCATTAATTTGTCGGTTGCATCTGCGACGTTTTTAATCAATTGACCGGCAACTTCATATGCTCTTGGCATTTCACTTTCTTGAGCAAGTTCTAATATTCCATTTATTGCTTCCTGACCTTTTTCTATTAGAGAATATAAATTTCCTCTAGTATACTCATAATCTTTATTAATATCATTATTTTCTACCGAAGAAGATTTAATTTCATCTGAAATTTTTTCTACTTTTGATACTTCTGATGAAATTATATCGCTGGAGACATCAAAAGTATCATTAAGACTATCGAATTTTTTTGTCATTTTCATATTTTCAACTTGTAAGTCCACTAAATCCAAAATCATCACCCTCTTCTATTAGAGCATTATCTGCAGAAGTAATTGACTTAATTTCTGCACCTGCTAGATGGGATGTTATTGTAGTTCCATCCCTACCTCTATCTACGGTGATAACATTACCGGAAATAAGTTTTACATAAACTTCCTCTCCCTCAATATCAAGATATGTATTTGCAGATATTCCTGAGGAATTATTTACAGTCATGAGAGTGTCTTCTGTTGTTATATCTTTGGATAGATTTGTCAGAACAACACCCGTATAATTTTTAACAGCTCTAGGTTCGACTGAATATACAACTTCTCTTGTTGGAGATGGTGTGGAATCGCCTGAAATATAACTGACAGTTGCTTTTTTGATAATATCTTTTGTTGCCGAAGAAACCGGACCAAAAAGATAGATTTTAGCAGTAAATCTCAAAGTGTAGAGAAGAACTCTCCTAGTTGTAAAATTACCTTCATAATCGTCTTGCATAGTAACACTTTCCAAGACAATTGGAACATCTCTTTTTTCTCCGATTGTTTCTACTAAATCAACACTTAAATTGTATGATGGTTGAAAATATGGTAAAATCTGCTCAACAATTTGAAGCATATCATCATTGAGTTTTGTGTAAATAGACAGTTCAAATGCCATATTATAAGGAACTGGCATGTATGCTTTTCTTACATCAGTTCCTACACCAACCGTTGATGTTAGAAATGTTTGTGTTGTCGTAACTTTTCTAGATCCATCATAACTCAACCCAACAAATTCAAATGACATTCTTGGTAATGTTATTTGAACTGGTTTATTTAAATCTGGAGACTGCTCTAATCTAGCCAAAAACTTTTGTGTTGGTCCATATGCAAGAGGTACTTTTACAACACTAACTACAGATCCAGATGAGTCCGTATGTTTGATTGAAATGTCATTAAATAGAGATCCAAAAGCAATAACAGTCTTTCTAAGAATTTCGTTATAAAAGTACTCAAACATAATTGTAGATGGCGTGGTGTTATCTGATTAATAACTTGTTAAAGACTATTTATCTCATGGCATTCCGAATGGATTAACTTCCGAAAAGTCTATTATTCTGTCCGCTTCAATTTCAATCTCACTATTTTCAGCATACCCGTCATTTATTGGATTAGTATCAACTATTCTTAAAGCATGTGATGCACCTGTTGTAGAACCGATTATAGTTTCTCCAGGAACAAATGATCCAGAAACAACAGATACTTCCAACTTATTTGTAACAGAATTCCATTTTCTTACTCTAGCAGTAGTTCCACTAGAAGATCCTGTAACAACTTCATTAAATATATAATCCCCAAAAGAACTCATGGATGGATTTGATATTGTAATTATTGGAGGCTCCGTATATCCTAGTCCTGCATTTATTATTCTTATTTGACTTATCGTTCCTGCAGAACTTACTACTGCCGTTGCAGCTGCCGATACCGAAGATATTCCTGTAAAAATAATTTGTGGAGAATTTATATAACCAGATCCTCCATTACTTATTGTAATTATTCCTACTATACCATCACCAATTGTTGAAGTTGCAGCTGCCCCGACACCATCCCCAAAAAATGCAATTTTTGGAGCTATAGTGTAACCATATCCTGGATTTACAATTTCTACCGATTGTACAGATTTATTTACTGGATTTAGATTATCGTTACACACATTC